AATTGATGGATTTTGCTGAAACTGTAATGTAGCAGCAGGCGTTATGTCATAAGTAATGTCACCAATAATGCTCGCATGAAATTCAAAGTCAAGCGTAGCGTTCATCGTAACTGTATACGTTACGTCACCGATAATACTGAAATTCTGTGGGGCTCCTGCTTCCAGCGTTAAAATAAGTCGAGACGCCGGAACAGGGACGCCCGATGGTTTTGGTCTTGGTAATGGATATCTTACAAGATGCGGCATAAATTACACTTCCCAAACGTATGTCGTTTCAAGCTGTTGTCCAACACCACCAATCAGAATCATACCAATTCCATTTCCAATTCCAGCAGGAATTAACAATCCCTCTTTTCCAAACGTCAGAATAAATCCGGCACCGATAGCCGCACCAAACGGCATCCTTTCAAAAACCTCATCAATTGTTGGACCCACTGTGTGAACTGCGAAAACCTCAGCCTCCGATACCTGGGCAACTCGACCGTAAGCCGCGTCCACCTGTGCGGCTCCTTTCGTTCCAGCCGTGTCCAACCGTGCCAACAAATACTTACACGCAGAGGCGGTATCATTAAAAGCGTGTAATTCCATTAACCTTACATCTTTATTCGCCCCAGCATACAAACTCGATGAGGGCAACAGGGTTGTCCCCACCGCTGCTAAAAGGGATGTACTATATCGTTCTGGCATTTTATTTCTCCTTCTTAACCCGGTTGATATTGTGCCATTAATAATTGAATTTCAGTCGGTGCCCCGGCGGCTTTCACAACGGTCAATCTTCCAATAATGTCGCTCACCAAAGAATTGGGTCTATCCAGTTCAAAATCGAAAAAATCATTATTAACAACATTGGAAGAAATTATATCAAAACCAAAAACAAACTCTGTGAAATTGCTACCAGTTAATAACAAATTCTCACCAAAGCCATCGCCTATCTGTAAACCTGCGATAAAACTTCCGGCTCCGGGATTGGAAATGCCGGTTGCTCTATCGGTGGTCGCTCCGTCCTCAGTAAGACCAGCCAGGATGGCGCGGATACCATCACCATTGTCTGTGGTCGTTAAAATATTTGAGCCAGCACCATTTTTATCATAGGTCAATCGCCAATCATCATTTACTGATCCATCACTACCACCTGTTTCCTCAATTAGAACTCTATATTGACCTTGAAAATCAGAGTCCACATTTGGATTGATATTGATATCTTCTGCCGCTATTGGCGTAGCACCTGTTTCCGTTCCAGTGTTGTAAAATCTAAATCTCCGCATGAATGGCGCGAACATCGCCGTGCCACCACTAACCGGATAAACAAAGTGACCATTAATAAAATAGATTGGACGATTGTAATGAAAACCAACAGGATAATAGAATCTCCCATCAACCTTTAAAACATAACGCTCAAGATGAGTTATCATATTAATCTCCCTTACGCCTGCTCATACCTTCTTTAATATGGTCACAACTTCCTTCACAGAAACAACCATCTTGTAAAACTTTTTTACAAATAGCCTTATAAGTTTTATCGTAAATAGCACGACCCATAATAATCTTTTGTGGCCCTTCACAATGTAAGATATAATCAATCATTCCATCCCTGTCTCTACCACTCCAATGGAATTCATACCAGCAATGAAAATCAGAACCATGCTTTAAAGAAAAACCACGTTCAGCATCTGGAACTTCCATTTTAGTAATTTGGGCAGATTTTGTGGGTGCGTTCATCGCATCTTCCTCGGTCTCCCCAAAATAAATGGAACCGTCTTCATAATATACAGCAAACTTCAAGTGAATTTCCTCCAATCAGTCAGCAGAAATACTTGGTGTTACATCATAGGTATCGCCATCATTAAACGTATACGGACCACTTGCATCAACTTCAATAGCCAGCAGACGTTTTGTTCCGGTACCGCCCAGGAACGTTGAAATGAAATACCCTTGAACTGATCCAGTCCAACCACCACTACCCGCCGTGAACGTTTGAAGCGTAAATACTGAAGGATTAGCCAGTGTCCATGTCGCATCCGCCAAAGTGATTCTGGCATAACCCGTACCTGTGGGCTCGGTAATAGCCGATTCAGCAATCGTATCAGCAGGAGCCACATTGGTAAACAAACCCAATTCCAGATCAGCAATTCGATCCGTATTGGTTTGAAAGGTGTTGACGTTTGAAGCAGAGAGTGCCAGGTCCAGCAAAAGAATTTCTCCCTCGTCCGGCAAAAATCCCACTTCATGAATGTACCTTTTGAATTCCTTTAAAAATCGTTTGGCTTTGAATTCCAATTCCCTCATGGCATCCCCGAAATTAGGTACCACTTGGATGATTGGCTGATTGATGTTTGCACCTGGTAACATGCTAATTGCGTTCATAATTTAAATACTCCCATTGAATTTAAAAGTTTTTAAACAAACTTATTTGATGCCTAATTCTTTGTTCAGGTGAGCGAGGGGAATTCCTTTAAACACGTTTTTGTCTTTCGGATGACCAACGCGTTTTTCACCCGTGATGACTCGTAAATTACCTCGAGCCATTCGTTTTGTAAAACTTTCTGGATCATCGCCTTTACCAAGTTCACCCCGAAAATTGAATACACCAGAGGGAACCATTTTTCCATCCACTTTCTTTTCGGTTTCAAGATATAAATACATAACTTTATTCTCCGTTAAAGGTTAATTATTTTTCCGCTTCAATATACTGCCGTTCATACTGACGCCTTCGATTTGTATATTCTTCTTTTTCAATTTCTAATTCTTCAATCTGCTGCTCCATCAATTGAATTTGTGCGGGTGACGCCTCATTTTTTTTCGCTGCCCCTAAATCCCATTGTAATTGTCTTCGTTCTTTTCGAAGTTGTTTTTCAATATTTTTACTTTGAACGATTCCAATTTGTGCTTGTCCCTTGGTAAGTATTTTAACATCCTCTGCGGAGGCAAACATTGGGAAACCCAACTGAATCCAAGCCGTTGTAATTCCCCCAATAATCATAAAAGTTAATGTACCGATTGTTAAGGCAGATTTAAATTTTTTCATGCGGGGGCTACAGGTCATAATATTATCCTCGGATAAGTTCACCATGTCCTAAGAAATGTGAAATCAATCTTCGCACTTCGTCGGGTAATTTATTTGCAAAGCCTAGATTCGGTTCCAGTTCAATCGTATCGACTTTAATACTTTTAAACTTATCCAAAGTATTTACTGTTTGTAAGTCGGCAGTCAAGAGTGCCAGCGCCAATTCAAACTGTGCATGTTTTATTTCTAATGGAATGATATCGGAATTAATAATCCTACCATCTCGATCATTTAAACCAAATCGAGGCCATCGCAGTTTCTGTGTCACTGCATCATTAGCCGAGCGACCAAGAAACCGTTCATGATCCAATCGAAATGTAGCGTTTACCAGTGCGGCTTTTTTAACTTCCCCACCAGCACCCGTATATGCACTAGAGTTTAATCGAGTTTCAAAATATGTGTCTGCCTCCGCCTCAGTTACATAAGAATTGGAATTGACACCCCCGACTGTTTCATCTATTGTTATAGCCATGACCGACCCTTCGGGTTATTTTCCAGTTAACAAGGTTATCAAATCAGCCTTTGAAGCATTCCCTTTATGAACCAGATTCTTTTCGGCTGCCATTGATTTCAATTCATCCATGCTCATGAACTCGAATGAATTTCCATCCTCAGATTTTGGCGTTTTTGATTTCTTTTTCTTTTCCTTTTTCTGCCATACGCCATCAACCTTCTCGCATTGATCCATAGGATAGGCAGCATAGTATCGAGACAGAATTCGTGTCACTTTTTCTTCATCCGTTTTTAAAACCTTACATACCCCTTTGACGAATGGACGATTCGCATAGATTCGAGTTTTACCAGACTTGACTCCGGTCAATACAAACTCCGTATATAAATCTGCTTCATTGACAACATCCGTTTCATCCATATTCAACTCATCGACTGATGACATAAAACACCTCCAAATGGTTAATGAGAAAAAAACAAAGGGGGCCGAAACCCCCGATGCCTTTAGTTGTTGATACCTTCCAACATTGCCAACCCCTTGTCGCTGAACAAAGCCAGACCAGCATACCACTTAACTCGAGTGATACGATTGTCTTTTAATTCGGCCTCGCCCACATCAACAATCTGAATACCAGCCGCATTCTGAGCGGTAAGCCCGGCGATACCCATTGAACGAGAACCGTCATCCAGGTTACCAGCAAAGATTGAAGTGGCATTAGTTTCCGTGCCAAATGTTTGATCGATAGGAAGGTAGTCATTCCGAAGAACGGGAATGTTCCGGTACCCCAGGATTTGTTTACCGGAAGGCAACGTGATAACTTCTCCGATACCCGCGCCTCCCAACAGTCGTAACAACGCAAACAAAGAACGTAGCGTACGAGAATTCATCATGAGATAATCAACTTCGCCATCCTTGTCGGTGACTTTGTCAATCAACTCATCCAGAAGGACGAATGACAATGCTTCACCATTCGTTACAGCGGACACCGTTTGACCAGCGGATATCAGGCTTAACAATCCTTCGATGTTGTCACCCGTACCATCACCAGTAATCATCTGATCCTGATATTGCCGACCTGCTGACTTGGCCTTGGATGAAACTTGGACTGCGGTTTGATCGTTACCATCCCCGGAACGGGTGGCTTGGATAAGCCCGTTGACTTCTGCGTCACCGATGATCGTAGTGAGGTTGGATGTGACCTGGGTGAAGGTAGCGGCCGCTTTCGCAGTAATCGTACCATCCACACCAAGCATTTGCACATCACCAAGAACGTTTTCTCGGTTATATGCCAGGGCGTTACCGTCAATACCATCAAACGGCAACAGTTCAAAAAATTGATTTACAGTGATAATGTTTTCGATGACACCCGCTACTAAATCGTCTTGTGCGAGTTTAGCAGATTCGGCCAGGGTTACTGAAGGCATAACGATTCTCCAAAGTAAACGGTTAATAGAATTCCGAATCCCTCGGATGTTTGTCAATCTGCGTCTCGCATCAAGACGATTTATTTTTTCATAATCTTCCCGACTATGATTTCAATATTACTTGGCTCGGTCGGCTAATCCTTTCGCAATTTTTTGGGTGGCTGACAATTCAGTTTTGCCAGGGGTCGGAGGTTTTCCACCGCCAGGAGGTGTATCATTCCCCTTTTGTTTGGTGGCATCAAACGCTCGTTTGTAATCGGGTGATTCTTTCATCTCGGAAACCAACTCTCCAATGGTCATGAATCCCCCATTACCATTGCTTCGTGCATCACCATCCTGGTCTATTACACGAACATGAAAGTTACCATTTTCCTCGATGACTTTTGTTTGCCGTTGAATGTGTGGTAACAATAATCCCACTGACCCTGCAACTTCCGGCTGAGTCAAAATCTTTGACGCCTCCGAATCAATTAGGTATTTATTCAACGTGCCTTTCATTTGGGTAATTTCCTCATCCTTCGTTTTCAATTTTTCAGAGTGAGTTTTTTCCAGGTCCATTTTCATTTTTTCAAAATTGACCTTACCATCTTTTCCTTTTGACAATTCCTCGTTCAATTCGTCAATCTTCGTTCCAACCTCTGATGGCGTCTCGCCATATTGCTGGAACGCCTTCAACGATTTTGTTGCTGTGGTATTTGCCTTGCGTTCTTTATCGAGTGCGGAGGTCAAACCAGACACATCCAATTTCTTGGACAAATCCTTATCAATTTTAAATGATCCCTCATCGCCTTCCCGACCATACAGGGGTTTATATTTCTCTGGTACCCCATCCAGATCATTGAGTTCAAGTTCAAAGTCAAACATGTCAACCTCCCAGTAATTCGTTTGATAGAAAATGTTTGGTAACTTCCAACAAGGCGACCATTTCTGATACCCGCATCCCGGCTTGATTAAACTCAATATCGTATTGACCATTTTCCCGGTCCAGGAGAATAACCACACAATTTTTTGGTTTAAATGTCGTATCCTTATCCTCAAACCTTGCACGAGCAGTATCCAAACATTCACCGACTCCAACAAACCCACTGTCTTCAGTGAATTTCCCCATTGAAATAACTTTCGCCTTTTGTTTTTTGTCACCCATCATAGTCTCCATAATATAGCAATTCCCAAGGCTTTGTAAACCTGATTGGCTACAGTTTGATTAAGTCCAATTTACGATAGGATTTTAAAATTTAACTAAATCCAATCCTTGGTCTTGTAGAAATTCTTGAAATGCGTACTTATCTTTATTACTAACTGAAAATAATACTACATCCTCAGCGTTCATTTGACCTTTAGTCAAATCATCACTAGGACCCAAACGAGGATACCCATGCTCAATCCAGCTTTCAACTTTAGACATAAGGTCCCGATCTTTGAATGATTGAATTGCAAAATCATTAGTCAAAGTGACCAAGGCTTTATCCTCTTCATACTCAGTTATTTTCCACATTAGAATATTCCTCCGGATAACATTTCTTTTAATGCTTCAAAAGTCTTGGGTGCAACCCTTCTTAACTTATCTGGATTAGTAAACATTAATTTTCCTGCTTCAGCAATCCACTCTTTACTATTAACCAGTGAATAATTTGAGATACGAGGCACCGCACCATTAGAAACCTCAAACAATCTACTCCAAAGACCGGCGTCTAACGTTTCCCCCTCCTCAATAATTCCAACTAAGGATTTTAAATCCATCGAGGCACCTGATAAACCATCAATATGCTTAGCCATATTATCAAGTGTTTTTCTAAACTCATCCTCCATTATTTTTCTTAGGGCTTTAGCTTTGACTGGATCAACTCCTTGGTGAACAAATTTATTTCTGAGGAATCCAGTAGTACCAAAGTCATTGTCAGCATTTAATAATCTATAATCAAGACCGTGGAAATGTTCATGAATAAAGGTTTCATAACCAGTACGACTTTGTAGATTAATTCGGTTATTTGAATTATTATAAGTTCCAAGAGTATTATTCCCCATTCCCCTGGTGTCAAAACTAATCTTTTTAATGCGTCCTGTCTTACCATTAAATATTCGAGGATCAACTTTAATATCTAAATCTTTGAGTCCAGCTTCCCAACGGTCATACATGTCCTGCATTAGTTTACGATCGCCTGGATCTAATGTCTTCATAGCATTAGCGGATTCTTTACGGAATCCAGCTTCAAATGATCCTTTAGCCGGAGCCGTAGCCTTACCAGGAATTTGAGCACTTACAGGTAATGGTGAAGGTTTAAGGGGTGTAGTCGTCGTACCCCCTCCCCCTAGAAAATTTCGTCGTCGTTTAATAAACTGTCGTGTAGTCTTGGCCTGTGGAAATTCGATACGGATAGTGCGAAAAATATCTGCTGTGGAGCCGCCTCCCTGAATCAATTCTATTACACGGTTATGAATTGGGCCACCCGTTAAACCTATCGCCTGGTCTACGGGGACACCTAATCCTTCTTTAATTCGTAAATCCTCAAGCGTAAAACGTCTTCCTGTTCGTAGGTCAACAAATTTATCTAGGGTCAAGTCACCACTGCGAAATGCTTGGGCTCGGGTTTTTCCCAATACCTCATTTTGAAATTTGGCAGGCTGACGTTTTAACCACTGGGAATAATTGGTATCGGCTGGCACTTGACCGATTTTAGTATCAGACCATATTTTACGCTCTTTGGCAATTAAACCTCTACGTTGTTTTTCATCCAATGACTTCCACTTTTTATTCCCCGCTTTTAATTTTGCATCCTGTCTAAAATTTGTTTCCCTAACTCGGCGTGTTCGTGTATCCCTGATGGTTGCTTGTTCCCCAATCAATCCGATCCCATCAAGTTCAGCCACCATCAAAGACCGACACGCAATATGCGCCGGAGGTCGCGGCCCCTTACCCACCGGGAAACGTTCACCCGACCTGGCCTGACAAATTGGAGTTGTCCTCCCATCCAATACGGCTACCCATACCAGATTTTTAACAATGTCTTCATTCTCTTTAAAAAATTCTTCCCGTGCTTCATTAGCCGCATGATTCAATGCTGTTCGAGTTATGGCTGTAACACCTTGCCGACTTTTATGTAGGATTCCATCTTTGAATCCCAATTTACGAGTACCGATTACCGAGGTTACAATTGCCTGGGTCGTCAACCCCTCGACTATGCCTTGTCGAATGGTAGTGGTCAATCGATCAATATCACCCCGTTCAAGTCCACGAGTCCAATCCTTTAAAACCCTGCCCTGGAATGGTTTAGTTTTTACTGCCCTGGATACACGCTCAGCGGTGGGTAAATCAAAATCAACTTGAATAGGTAGAATTCGTCTTAACGTAGCGTCAGTAAATTCAATTTCAAAATCAGCCAAGTCGGTTACTTGTCCCGTCAATAATTTATCTAAATCCTTATACGCTTCACTTCGAATTTTTATAACCTGGTCAAGCATACGATTGACTCGGGCTGTGGTTTCCCGTCCTGTATCAAATCCCGTTTCCACAATTCGATTCAAACGTCTTTCTAATGTTCGCCTTAAATCTTTTTCGGTCGCGTTTAATAATTGAATTGAATCCTGGATATTGGCCGATTGAACACGCCCTAAATCAATTTGATGTTGAACCGAGATATCAAACCATTCTTCGTTAGCAGTCGGCATTTTTTAATTCCCTGTGAAATTAATTTCTTCTAATGAACAAATCTCGGGCTCTAATGAATAGTCATCAGTGGCGGGATTGGGGGAACGACCTTTCATACTATTTTTTATTTGAACCCCCAGGTGACCGGGGCTTATTTGAAAATCTTTCCAATGTCGAGTTAATAACCTCTTTGGCGATAAGATCTTTTTTAATTTTCCATTTCTATCATAAATTTTTACTTCATTGAAAACCAAATCCTCATTCGTTTTCGTTGTCCTCTTCCGAGTTGTTATCATCGTCATCGTCCTCGCCTCCAGGTTCGGTATCGCCAGCATCAACGGGTGGAATGGATTCGGTTAAAATTTCTTCCATATCCTCATCGATATCATATTCCTCCATCAGAATATTTCTACGTTTATATTCCGTCAACAATGCCTTACGACTGATATCTCCGGAACGTCTGGAGTCTTGTAATAATTTTAAATCTTCGTTATTACCGATGATTCCAAACTCGGTATTAATTGTGAGTGTTCCGTTTGTATCCGGCTCAAGGTTTTTCCATTTAGCCACAAACAACATGGCTGAATCCAAAAAATCTTGAAATTGAAGGGTCCATGTTTGAAGCAGTGATTGTGATTTAGCCGTGTCAATGGATTTAGCGGTAGCCGTTTGATTCCCTGGTTGCTTGGTTAAAAAATCTATAATGATGGTTTCAAGGGTATGTTCCAAATCCTGAATATCTTTTCTTCCAGATTCAATTGCATTGCCTGTATGTTCCAGGTATTTAAATTCTGCATCCGGTTGATTCGTAGTTAACATATTGAAGGGTCCAATAATTACATTATCCTTTTCCTCCGAACTAATACCAATACCTGTGAGGATCGGAAACCGAGCAACGGTCAAGATGTTTCGCTGGTCAGACATTGATTGCCAATGAGCAATATTCAAATCAGCCAAATCATTTAATGGTGTACGAGAATGACCAAATCCTTGTTTGTCCAGGTAAAAAATTACCAAAGGAATTTCATCCAGGGTAGTCGTACCAGATGCAATAGACGGCCAATCGCCTTTAGCATTTCGTTCAAAAACTTCAAACGTGCCGGGCTCCAATATACGGATTCTATGTTTTATAACTTGTTCAAATCCTTCTTGTATAAAAACATCTTCCCGTATACGTACATGAATCGGAACCTCAATACCATTGACCATCTGTGATTGAATAAAGAAAACGGCTTCCGGAGCCAACACATTAAAATAAGGGCGCAGATTTAAACGTTCCTCGTCTTCTGCCGTTAAATCCGATCCGTCAGCATTTGCTTCCACATTGGGAAAGTCCACCAGTACATATACCAGGCCTTTGGCAATTCCTGTGGTGAATGTTTTTTTAGCAAAGATGTCCAAGTTGTTTCCCATTAGGTCAACGTCTTCAAAAAAATCATCGAACTCGGTTTTCCAATCTTCCTTTTGAATCGGCTTGGAAAATGGATGACCCACCATAGCATTTAATGTCTTGGTGAAGAAATTTTTAAAGAATGAACGTTCAAGTCGATTTGTATAATTCTTTGGTGACTCACCCGCATATCGAGGCAAGTATAATTTGGCTGCATCCCGCAACGCTTGTGTACCATTTAATACTGTTTCTATTTTGTCCCAATTGCGAATCTGAGCATCGTAGTTAAACGAGGTAGATTCAATGGGTTGTTTTTTATGTTTCGCCATAATTTAATTCTCCAATTAGACAGTCAGTTGGGATGTAGCAACCGTTTTCACTTTGTTATTATATGATAACACAAATGCTTCCGCATAATCAGGGGATGCGATACCACGAATTTTTAATTGATCCTTGGACTCAATAATACTTTTACCCGCTTCATTGTGGAAAGATCGAGGAATGGAAAGTTGTTCAATCAATTTATCTGAATTACAAATATAAACTAAATCACTGGGATGATATTTTTGACCACCCGGTTTCTTTTTCATCCATAGAAAATGTTGATACGTTCTGCGGAATCGCTCACGAGCAATCCACCAAATCTCCGCCTTTAAATTTACAAACTTATCCACGGCTCGCTTGTCATCAGGCCAGATGGTATTGGTTGGGGGAACCCCCACATTGACTGCATGACATTTTACTTTCTTTGCTTTTCGTAAAACTGACATAACACCTTGACCCACACCAATTGAATCATAATGTAATATCTTGATACCATGCTTGATACACAACTCCAATGCTTTATGAGCGGTTTCGTTTGTGTCGGGCTCGGTCCATGCGTAAACCTTATAAATAATAGGACCATACCTAATAACGAGAACCGATTTTGATCGACCCCCGCCAACATCCAAACCCGCTACGCCCTGTGGCTTATATGCCTTCGCATCTTCCGGTAAATGATTGATAGCCAAGTATCGGGATGATTGTACCCAGAGTCCAGGGATACAGACATTTTCAACGGAGGCCGAGTCATCAATGTCAACCTCACGAGCCAGTATCACTGGGTCCAGTTTTAATTTTTGTAGTTCATACCATTCTTCGCTTTTTCTTGGGTCTTCGCTCCAATGAAAACGAAAAACTGGATATACTGGATTTTGTTTTTTCTGATAAAATAAAGTACCGATACCATTGCTTGTGCTGACATCAATTTTAACATTGCTATTCTGGGACAACGCTGCATCGATACGGTCTGGCCGTTGATAAAACGCTGACTCATCCTTAAAATAAATTGTGGATCGACCACCTCGACCAATCTGATCCCCAGATTCTCCGGTAATGGTAGCACCCGTTTCCCGATTAATGATTTTCAAGTGGGGGCAGTCACGTTTTAAATCGAATCCCCGAGGTAAAAATTCCTTCGGCATATATTGAAGAATCATTCTTGCCTTTTCAAATATTGAATCGGGATCACCCAGGCGATCAACTTTGGCTTCCTTGTGCGATCCCCAACCAACTTTTACTCCGGGTTGAAACTTCCACAGCCATAATGAAAACGCCATACATAGGTAGGTTAAACCCATGTCTCGGCTTTTAGTCACAACCGCATCTTCAATATTCTCCAATCGATCCACTAACCAATTAATAAATTGACGTTGACGAAAGAATAAGATGAAAGGCATTACAGGCGAGCGTTTGCGTACACGAGGATCATAAGTGGTCATCCAGTCTTGGATGAAATCGATAGGGTGCGTCCTATAGAATGTGTTGTGGGCTGTAAGGTATCGGGGATCGGTACGGATTAATTTTAAACGAACCAATCTTTCTTTGTACACCTCACTATAATCGGGTTTCTTCCAGTCGATTATTTCTCTTTGACCACGTTTTAATACTGGCATTTATTTCTTAGGGATAATGTCACGAGTTTGATAGTAAGCAATAATTTGTTTAGCCGCAAGTATATTGGCAGGCAATTCAAATGGTTCGATGCCACACATGGCGGGACCGAACACTCTCTTACGATCACCGAACCATAATTTTTTCCACCACTCTTGCCACACAAACTCATAGACAAAGTCATATCGATTTAAATAGGCAATCACTCGCCCTTCATCCATACTTACATCATCACAGGCGTCTCCGGCACGATTTAAATCGATATTCATCATGCCGCTTCCCAAGCCCAGCACCAATAAAATGCTGGTACACCGTATTCCTCAATTGATGATGGCACACCTTTAGGAACCGAGGTATGGTTAATAACTTGTCGCCCCAATTCATCAGCCTTGATTTCATTGTTAGCAATAATAACCAGGTTAATCAGCGTAGGACCATGCACATGTCGAACCAGACCAGGCGATAAAGCCCCATGTTGATCGGCAAACATAATAGCATCACCGATTTTCACCTCTCTGGGATCAACGTGTATCGCTGGGGGTGGATCGGACTGTGTTTCCTCCGTACTTGTTTCCGCATTGGCTTCGATTTCCTTACCATCCATCTTGGCTTGTAATTCTTCGTCTGTCATGTCTTGACCAATATTTTCGCCTTCACTCATGATATGACTCCTTAGGTTAAAGTTGTTTATTTATGACTGAGGCACCGCCACCCGCATGGTATGTTCAAAATCTTTCTTCCATACTTCCCATTTAGGAAAATCAGCCAAAAGATATTTAACAGTTATACCATGTAACCTGGCCCACTGAATCTCAGCCATCGTGCTGGTACCAACATAATTATTCACATCCAGAACAATGATTTCAGAAGACACCAAAATCTTAGAAAAATGTACACGGTCCAGGTGTAATTTTTGCTGTGGGCTTGGTTCCCATCCATCCTTGTCAGCATGTGACCACATGGCAACGGAGAAAACCAAATGACCTTTCATAGTTAAGAAAGCATTCATAAACTGATATGCTTCCTTGAATTTCGTTGAACCGCATAGCGTGATAATTGTTGGTGCATACTTAACGTGATACATAATTGACTCCTTCTACAATGGTTATAATTTATAACACAACTCATGCTTGGATTAAAAGACGATTTGAAACTGTAGGATTAGGCGATTTGATATCACCGATTACCCCGGTTACGGCGAGGAATAGTAAATCGTCTTCGGGGGGCTGGGGTAAGTTGAATGTTTGAATTAACATTTTGGACAAAGGTAGGGGGTAATAGTTCACGGGCTGTCAGAATATCTAAATACATTACATCATGGATAAGTGCATGGACAGCCGGACGCATCGCCTCCATCATAATTCCATCGGCTAAATCTCGTAACGTATGATCGGGCTGAAGATGAAATACACAATGCCTGCCTTCGATATCCAATTCTATATGTGTTATTTCATCATCTCCCCCAGGATCGATCCCACAAAAATTGGCTACAAGGTCTGGTAACGGGTTATCCCCCAGTGATTGTCCGATTCGTTCGCTTACAACAAATTCCATAGCATCAGCCCCAGCCGTGTAGGTCACACCCACTTTTTCTTTTTCTAACCCACGACTTGCTCTGAACCCATTCACTTGCATAAATCGTTGAACCAGTTCACTTTTTTCTTCCATACCCAACCGATCATACAATTGTTCTAATTCCTCATTCAAACATGACACCTCAATAACTCGTTTCGGCATCCGTCCATTGGTCCAGAATGTGGCATAGTACCGGATGATCCGGTGAAAGTCGTCAGAATTTAATTCCTTGGTTTCCTCCAGATAAACATAATCAACCTGCAGAATTAATTCTACATGTATCGTCTCACCATTTGGAAGAAAAATATTACCCCCCAAGCCATGATCGAACTGGGTCATGTTTTGATTTCGTTCTTTAACATTTATAGCAATCCCCCGCAGTTCACCCCAATTAATCTGGATAACACATTTACGAACTAATGCTTCATCCGGAGGATTTTGTCCGTTGATTGAAACAATTTTAAAGAACGCCTGTGAGTCAGGCGTATCATTCACCGCATATACCATCATAGAATTGTGCTGTTTTTTTAATGTCATGGAACAAACGCTGGTCAGGTACCGAAAGCCTTTGTCGTACATTTGCTTAATGGTTGTCATCTTGTATCCTCTTCAATTCATAATTAGCCTGGTCGGGATGTTTACGCAAAAAGTATAACAAATCATTCATGACCTTATCCATCGCTTCGCTGGCGATACGTTGTTTTTCTCTTTCGACTTTTCGCTGTTGTTTGATTCGTTTATGAACGTTTCTCATTTTATATGTTCATAAGTATCGCAGACAATCACATTCTCACGACACTCCATTCTTAAATTTCTGTAATACGCATGCTTGCCCGGAACATAAGTAAGAATGTGTGATACAGCACGGGTGGCGTTACAGGTCTTGGGATAATACTTGCAGGAATCACACATATTAATGGTCTTATATACGTTATACATTATCAACCTCCCCAGTCGGCAATCGTATGCTGTAATTCATCAATCTCATCCTGCATTTCCTTATTTTCTTTTTGCAATAATCGAATCTCATCAATCAATCGATCCCGATCCACTTTCTGAAAATACAAGTGGTCAGGCTTTTGATTATGGGCTCCATATCTACGAACTTCAAACGGTCTATTGGTAAGTTGATACAATTCGTGTTCTGTTATCATTTTTTGACTCCTCGTAGTTTCGCATTAACGCCTTCCAGTTTTTAAACCCCATCCATCGTAGGACCAGTTTATTTAATGCTACATCACATGTTCGACAGAGAGGAACAAAATGATTATTGTTAGCACAGATGGTCCATTGAAATTCAGGTTGACACCCGCACCGGAAACACTTTAATCGACTAATCCCAATTCGTGTATATGGTTTCTTACGACCTTCGAATTTAATTTTCTCGGATTTTGGCATAACAGTCACCACACAATTGAGCGGCAATGGGAAAGCGTGAAGAAAAACGGTTTTTACAAATCTTACAATTATAATGGAATTGAATTAAGACACCACGACAATCATCATGTAGATTGGATTCATGCAGAATAACCCCACAGTTCATACACTGATCCCGGTTAAAAATGTTTACAAGTTTATGTTTCATGCCGTCTTATCGATGTTGTGTTCTTTGACTCGTTTACAATTTGCACAAACTACAACTGGCGTTATGTAGAATGGATAACCAAATTCGTACCAATAGTCGTTATGTTTTCTGCGCAAGGTACACATGATCCATTGATTCAGGTTTACATTTTTAAGAAACATCCTGAAACGCCAATAATAGATATTCATTTTATTTTTCTTCGAATTGATGGAGGTATATAAGACAACGAATAACCTTTCTTTTTCCAATCGTTAATCCACCACTGTTCAACCTCTTCCCTACATTTTCGCTCATGCGGTGTTTCGTTTGCTTGAGATTTATCCATCCGTTTTAAATGATCCCGTACTTCCTGCCTTGCGGGTAAAACGGTGCTGAGTATTACCGACCGCAAACTGATGTAAGCGATAAATGTTACGACAGCCATCCACCCAATCGCCTCCCATAGTTCCCGTAAATCTTCAGCCGGTGCCAGCCATGATGTGATCGCTCCACCAATGACAAAAATCCAAAACATCTGTGGAATCATCTTTGCATCCTGACGAAGAATATGTTTTACATCGTCCTTGGTGTTTTTACACTTTAGTTTGTCGAGCATATATTGATTGCTGGATTTCATGATTCAATATCCTTTTGTTCGGTCCTTCGTCTTACCAGTTCAAGATTGCCAATGGTTAGCCGCATCAATTGGAAATGTTTTGAAACTAATTCCTTCGCTGGGCCACGTTCAATGTCTGTAAGATAATGATTGTCCTCGATGATATCGAATATCTCCATTTTTATTTCCTGCCATGATTTAGCCATGATCCGACTCCGTATATAAAATTTCTAATCCCTGTTTATGGTCACAGGCATCACAATTTTCTTTAATGTAGATTTCATTAAACTTACGAGCGCAAGATTCAGAACAATAGTGCAATTTTTTTCCGCATGGATGTATACCTATCCAATAGTTATGCTCATATAAATGTCCCTGACAACAATCACAAATCATTTACCTGACTCCTTTTTTTGTTTGACAAAATCTGGAACCTTTCTGAATGACTCAAAATATCTTGCCATCGGGTGAATCCCAACCAATTGCCCCTTTCTATATTCGATCATTTTCCATCCTGCTTCCTCGGCTAATTTTTTATTTTGTAAATCTTTTTTAGTCATCTTTTTCTTTCAAAGACGATGAGTTTATGGATGTATGAAAAGGTTTATTACAGATTTGACATAATGAATTTATAAGTTGAGGTTTATGACATTGACATGAGAATCCAGTAGGATTTGCATGGATCAAGGCATAGCAATCAACACACCAGACCGTTGCATCATCATCAACATCAAAATTTGTTTCTGTAGATTTACCACACTTGAAGCATGGGATTACCATAACAACCTCGGTGACTCCGAGTTATTTAACTTTAATAATCGCCTTTCTTAATTGCTTTTTTGTAAAACTATCAGGGGGTTTAGGAGCAGAATAAATTTTTCTTTTCCGTTTCACAATTATTTATGCCCCTTCATGTGTTTAGCATTGTGGTGTCCAAATCCAGGAGCAATGGGAAAACCAGTAGACCCGATATGTACCTTAATTTTATTTGCGGCTCTTCCGGCTGCACATTGCCAACTACCTTCCAAGGTTTTCCAACATACCGCACCTGTCGAAGGAAAATGCTTCGGCTCAGGCTGTGGATAATAACTTGCCGGATATAGAGGGTAGGATTTTGAAGAGGGTAAGGATTTTAATTTAATGATGTAATCAAAGTCATCAGGAACCGCATCCGAATAAAACACCTTTCCCTGATGCTCATACTTATAAATCTCAGCATGCACATTACATGCGCTGCCCACTGCGAATAAAAAAATCGTTAATAAGATGATGGTTTGAATTTTCATGACAATCTCCAATAGGGTTAATAACAAGGGGGATCGTATCATGACATAGGCGGGATGTAAAATCTGTTCGCTACACAGTTATTCGGTTAATTCTAATGAATCATAATACATGCGTTCGGCTGTTGCTTCATCCATATTAGCAGTAACCAGAGGGCGTGTAATATCCCCGATAAGTTTGTGCGTTTGTGATTTGAACTTTTCCCTGTTACCACGAAGCAGAAATTCAAGCAAGCCATCAGAAAATTCTCGTTCCAACCCACACACACGACCTTGAAAAAATTTCTTTTTAATGACGCCTTTCACCGCTCGCCGATGGGCTTCCTTTTCCATTTTATCTATAGCGTGTTCAACGGCATCCTCAAATTGTCTTTTGAATGATCCATTTTTTCGTTTCTGCCGGTGTACAGACGTTCGACTAATACCTACGGCAATACATGCTTCCCCCATATTGCCTCGGCGCTTCAATACCTTAATAAATTTTTTACGTTTTCTCCAATCGAACTTCCCGATGGCTCTTGTGCGTCCTTTGTGTCCGAAGTTAGACATTTTCAATCTCCATACTTAATTAAGATACCATTCCCAAAATACATCCCCTTGTACCAAGGAAGTTTTTATATTGTCAGCGCCCAACAACCTAGCCTTGATTCTGGCAACTTTTCGATGGCCCAGTTTACGCAGATAACGATACATATCAAATTCCTTACGTAAGCCACCAGATAAAAATCGTTTGACAGCCACAT